AAGGATTCTGGTTCATGAATAATGGTGAGCCAACCTGGATAACTGGTACGCACTACATGTATCTGCAATGGAGTAAGATAGATGTAGGCGCTCCAGACTTTAGAGAAGCTAATAGATTGTTTTTTATATTCTGGGAAGCTTGTAAGGCGGACAAAAGATGTTATGGGATGTGCTACCTTAAAAATAGAAGATCTGGTTTTTCTTTTATGTCCTCAGCAGAAACAGTTAACTTAGCCACTCTTGCAAGTGATAGTAGATATGGAATACTATCTAAATCAGGTGCTGATGCTAAAAAAATGTTTACCGACAAAGTTGTACCTATATCAATCAACTATCCGTTTTTCTTTAAACCTGTCCAAGATGGTATGGATCGTCCTAAGTCTGAATTGGCTTATCGTGTACCTGCTAGTAAGTTTACGAGAAAAAAGATTACGGCAAATGAAAAACTTGAAGATATACAAGGATTAGATACAACGATTGACTGGAAGAACACTGGAGATAATAGTTATGATGGTGAGAAACTAGCGTTACTAGTACATGATGAGAGTGGCAAATGGGAGAGACCAGACAATATTCTTAACAACTGGAGGGTTACAAAAACTTGCTTGAGATTAGGTTCTAGAATTATTGGTAAGTGTATGATGGGTAGTACTTCAAACGCTTTAGACAAAGGTGGAGAAAACTTTAAAAAACTATACAATGCTTCAGACGTTACAAAAAGAAACAGAAATGGCCAGACAAAGTCTGGTTTATACTCTTTGTTTATCCCAATGGAATGGAACTACGAAGGATTTATTGATGAGCACGGAGTTCCAGTTTTCACTACTCCTGATGTCGATCGGTTCGACCCAAGCGGTGAACTAATAGATATAGGTGTAATAGATAACTGGCAAAACGAAGTAGATGGTTTAAAAGATGATTCAGACGGGTTAAACGAATTTTACAGACAATTCCCAAGAACTACAGAACACGCGTTTAGAGATGAGACTAAAGGAAGTATATTTAACTTAGTCAAGTTATACGAGCAGATAGATTACAATGAAGAAATGAAAAACACCTTAGGTGTTACTCAAGGTAATTTTCAATGGGTCAACGGAGTTAAAGATTCTCAAGTTATATTTTACCCAGATAGAAAAGGTAGATTTAAAGTGAGCTGGGTTCCACCCCAGCAAATGCAAAACCGTGTTGTGCTTAAAAACGGTATTAAATATCCAGGCAACGAACATATGGGCGCTTTTGGTTGTGATTCTTATGATATATCAGGAACAGTGGATGGAATAGGATCTAAAGGAGCTTTACACGGTTTAACTAGGTTTTCAATGGAAGATGCTCCGGCTAACAGTTTCTTTTGTGAATACTTATCAAGACCACCAACAGCTGAGATGTTCTTTGAAGATGTTCTGATGGCTTTAGTGTTTTACGGGATGCCTATATTAGCAGAGAACAATAAACCGCGTCTCTTGTACTATTTAAGGCGAAGAGGTTACAGGGGGTTTAGTATGAATAGACCTGATAAAATATGGAACAAATTATCTGTAGCAGAAAAAGAAGTTGGTGGAATACCTAATTCAAGTGAAGATATAAAACAAGCACATGCCGCTGCGATTGAAATGTATATTCAAGATCACGTAGGCATTAAGCAAGATGGAACTCACGGTGACTGTTATTTTAATGAGTTATTAAATGACTGGTCTAAGTTTGATATAAACAAAAGAACAAAGCATGACGCATCAATAAGTTCTGGTTTAGCTATTATGGCTAACAACAGGCACTTATACGCACCAAACGCAAAGGTTGAAAAACCTAAGTTAAATATAAACGTTTCTAGGTATACAAACTCTGGAAGCAATTCACAAATAATCAAGTAATAAATATGGCAGAGTCTGGCATTAAAAGTTATTTCCCAAGTCAAACTGTTAGCGACGCTGAAAAGTTAAGCTATGAGTATGGTTTAAAAGTTGGTAAAGCTATAGAGCAAGAATGGTTTAACCATGATCAAGGTTCTAATAGGTACAAGGCTAATAGTAATGATTTTCATAATTTAAGATTGTATGCCCGAGGCGAACAGTCTATTCAAAAGTATAAGGATGAGTTATCGATCAACGGTGATTTGTCCTATCTTAATTTAGATTGGAAACCAGTTCCAATTATATCTAAGTTTGTAGACATAGTTGTTAATGGTATTGCTGAAAGAACTTATGATGTTAAGGCTTACTCTCAAGATCCAAATGGTGTCTCTAAGAGAACCGAATATATGGAAAGTATATTAAAAGACATGAGGCTAAAAGAGTTTAACGCAGCTGTTAAACAAGAGTTAAACCTTGATGTTAGGGAAAGTAAAATTGATGAGTTGCCTGAAACAAATGAGGAGTTAGAACTTCACATGCAGTTAACATATAAGCAGTCTATAGAGATAGCTGAAGAACAAGCTATAAACACGTTGTTACAAGGAAATAGATATGAGTTAACTAAAAAAAGATTTTACCACGATTTAACTGTTTTAGGTATTGGCGCTGTAAAAACAAATTTTAATACATCTGAAGGCGTTACTGTAGACTACGTAGATCCAGCTAATCTAGTTTATTCGTACACGGATTCACCTTATTTTGAAGATATATACTACGTTGGAGAAGTTAAAACGATTCCAGTTAACGAGTTAGCAAAGCAATTCCCTCATTTGTCAGAAGAAGATCTAGAGGACGTGATGAAGAATAAATCTTATAATAGATCCAACTACAATTCAAGACACTCTGAGGATAAAGAAGACAATAATACGATTCAAGTTATATACTTCAACTATAAGACTTATATGAACGAAGTCTATAAAGTTAAAGAAACAGCAACTGGTGCTGATAAAATAATACCTAGAGACGATCAATATAATCCGCCTGCGGATAAAGAAGGTGGGTATGGTAGAATGCTAAGATCTATAGAAACACTTTATGAAGGAGCTATGATACTTGGTACGGACAAGTTGCTTAAGTGGGAAATGTCTAAAAACATGATGAGACCTAAAAGCGATTATACTAAGGTTAAAATGAATTATGCTATTGTTGCTCCAAGAATGTACAATGGGCGTATTGACTCACTAGTAAAAAGAATAACTGGTTTTGCTGATATGATTCAGCTTACTCATTTAAAACTACAACAAATATTATCTAGAATGGTTCCAGATGGAGTTTATCTTGATGCCGATGGTTTGGCTGAGATAGATTTAGGCAATGGAACAAACTACAACCCGCAAGAAGCCCTAAACATGTTCTTTCAAACGGGATCTGTTATTGGGAGAAGCTTTACAAGTGATGGTGATATGAACCCTGGTAAAGTGCCTATTCAAGAAATAACAAGTGGATCTGGTGGTAATAAAATGCAAGCTTTAATCGGTACGTACAACTACTACCTTCAAATGATAAGAGATGTAACCGGACTTAATGAAGCTAGAGATGGTAGTACTCCTGATAAAAACGCTTTAGTTGGAGTTCAGAAACTAGCGGCAGCAAATTCCAACACGGCAACTAGACACATACTACAAGCTGGACTATTTCTAACCGCAGAAACAGCTGAGTGCTTGTCGCTTAGAATATCTGATGTGATAGAGTACTCTCCAACAAGAGATGCTTTCATACAAGCCATAGGGGTTCACAATGCAGCTGTGTTGGAAGAGTTAAAAGAATTGCACTTATATGACTTTGGTATATTTATAGATCTACAGCCAGATGAGGAAGAAAGAATGATGTTAGAAAACAACATTCAAATGGCTCTTCAACAACAAGTCATTGAACTTGCTGACGCTATTGACGTAAGGGATATAAAAAATATTAAACTAGCTAATCAGCTTTTAAAGCTACGTAGAAAGAAAAAGCTAAACAGAGATCAAGCTCTGCAAGAAAAAAACATGCAGATGCAAGGTCAAATCAACCAACAAGCCGCTCAAACTGCCGCTCAGAGTGAGGTTCAAAAAAACCAAGCCCTTAACGCTGGTACAGCTGAATTAGAGCAGTTAAAAGCCCAGATTAGTTCTCAGAAAATGATGCAAGAAGTGGACATGAAAAAAGAATTAATGGCTTTAGAGTTTCAGTACAGCATGCAATTAAAAGGTATAGAGGTTGAAGGCGTGAAAAGTAGAGAAAAAGAAAAAGAAGATCGTAAAGATGAAAGAACAAAAATTCAAGCAACTCAACAAAGTGAGATGATTGAACAAAGAAATGGTGGTAAACCACCTAAAAACTTTGAGTCCGCAGGTAATGATATACTAGGTGGCGGATTTGATTTAGGTAGTTTTGA